AAAGAAAGGAAGAGACGTATGCCGGCTTGGCGGACATCAAAGATCCGGCCGCACGTCAGGCGGCGTACAAAATCGTGGCTGATGTTGCGGCGCGCCCATTGATTGCAACGCTTCAGGATGAAGAGCGATTCGACGAATCATTGCGGGGAATCGGTTACTCAGTTTGGCGTGCGTTGTCGGTTCATCACTCGGAGGAATTCCCGCCTGGATTGCCAATCGAAAAAGGCATTCAGTTAGGGTGCGATTTTGTCGAGTGGTTCGCGGACATGAAAGCGGTTATCCACGCACTGCACAAAGTCGATGAGCGGCCTGAATTGGGAAACTGAGATCACCCGGTGGCGGGGGTGCGAATTTACCGTCACGCCGAACAGTGCCCTGGGCGACAATATTTCGGAATCTGTCTGAGCGATACGGTTGGACGCCTGAACAGATTGGCGGAATGACCATGTATCAGGTTCTGGTGTGGTGCGGCATGTGGTGCCCTGAAGACATCTGGCAGAAACAGGACGCGAAGTAATGGCAATCACAGTCCAGGAAGCACAGGTTGTCTTCAGTGCCGACGGAATGCGGCAGGTTGACACACAAGCCCGCAAAGCATCGTCGGCGATGGACGGCCTGACCAGCGCAACCAAAAAGGTCGGCGGGGCGTTGTCTGGTATCCGCAGTGCGTTCAGCGGCCTGGGCGGTGTTCTGGCTGGACTCGGAGCGACGGCCGGACTGGTCAGGATGGCACAGTTGACGATGGACGCGGAGAAGACCGCGATTTCATTCGAGGTCCTGACCGGGAGTGTCGAGAAGACCCGCGAGTTACTGGACGAGATGCGAAAACTGGACACGAAAACCGTGTTCGGCGTTCAGGAACTCGCACAAGCACAAAAGCTGATGATGAATTTCGGAGTGGGGACGGATGAAGCCTTCAGCATCCTGACAAATCTGACAGAAGTGGCACAAGGCGACACGGAACAGTTGATGCTGTTGGCGCGTGGTATGGCACAGGTCAAAGCGGCTGGACGCCTGATGGGGCAGGAAGCCAATCAGTTGATCAACAGCGGGTTTTCTCCGTTGTACGAAATCAGCCAGGCAACGGGCCGGAGTATGGCCGACCTGAAGAAGGACATGGAAAACGGATTGATATCCTATGACATGGTACGGGATGCACTGGAGAAGCTGACAACAAGCGGCGGACGATTGGCCGGGATGAATGACCGGATATCGCAGACGACGGGCGGGATGCTGTCAAAGTTCAAGACCAATATTGAGCAACTGGCGATTGCGATCGGAAACAATTTCCTGCCGGTGGCCAATGATGTTCTGGAAGCCCTGAACGGTATCGCAGACACAACAGGGCAAGCAACGTCGTCAGTGGGGCTGATGATTGCCAATCTGAGGGCAGCATTCACGGAACAGCGTGAGTTGTGGCAGGATCTGGGCGTAACGATCGGCGTTGTGTTTTCGAGTCTACCGAAATTGATCGGAGACATCGTGAGCGACATCGGAACCAGAATCCGCGAGTTGCTGTCGTACACAGTCGAAGCTGGCAAGGTGATTGCACAGAACCTCAGCCCGTCTGTGCTCATGGGGAGCCAGCCGAAGACTGAAATGCCACGATTGGAATTCAGTCCGATGGTTTCCCGTGGTAGCCTGCGGGAAGCGGTGATGGCTGAATTGGACGTCGTCAGGCGGCAGCGAATTGAAGAACGTCGAGCGGCTGCAAGTGCAGCATTTCAGGAACAGCAGAAACAGGCACAGGCACCTAAGCGAGAGCCGGCACCGGCATTGATTCCGATTCAGGAAACACTGGCAACGGCCGTTGCTGAGCAAGTTCGAATCGAACGTGGCGGAGCCTTACAGGTGTTCCAGCGACTTCAGGAACAACTGGCACCGAAGAAGACCGAAGAACTCCAAAAGCAGCAGATTGAACTGGCGAAAGAGTCGATCGAGATCCAGCGACAAATATCAGCCGGAATCACTGGTCTGCCAATGGTTCCGATTTTAGGATAACGCTATGCCATACCCAGCATTCACAGAACACGAAGACAGCCCGCAGGAGTCCGGCAACAGATCCGGCGAGTTCTCGTTTGTTCGCATATTTTTGACGGCGTGGGCCGATCGTTGGTCATTTATCGCAGAGCACTACAAATCTGGGCCGTTTGGCTTGCCGGCGTCCTATTCGACATTGTGGCCGGGGGTTCTCGCCGATCATTTCACCATTGACAAACTCACACCGAAACCGATTCAGGCGACGATTGACGACCCGAACACTCAACAGTTGGAGCACGACACACAAGCAAAGATCACGATCACTTACACGCCGTTGCAGAACGATCAGCAACAGCAACAAGACCCGAACGACCCGACACCGTTACCCGCTGGAACGTGGTGTACATACTCGCAAGATTCCAACATGGAATTCCGGACTGTTCCGGGCCGCAGCATGAAGTGGGAGTCGGATTCGAAGTTGTTGCCGGCAGACGTCAACCAGAGTATTCCTGAGCCTGTGACGTCGCACGAAATCACGTGGCATCAGGTGCAGGTTGTGCCGTGGGTTACGCTGGGCGACATGAAAGGATGCGTCAACGAATTGGCCTGTCGCCTACCTGGCAGCCCGCAGGTGTTCCAGCCGGAGACTCTGCTATTTGAGGGGATGCACGACGAAGTCACGCTGTCAACGGATGGACAGTGGAGCACACGGAAGATCACTCTGAGATTTATTGAGAAGGCACAGAAGGGGTTCGCATCCGTTGCGAGAACGGGAGCCGCGCCAGCAGGTTCGACGATTTACGGGTGGAACCATCAGTGGAGAGACGACACCGCTGATTATGATCGGGTTCTATCTGCCGATTCATCGGATACGATGTTCAAGAAGTACGATTTCAATACGCTTTGGACTTCGACAACATGACACAGGGCGACAAGCGGCCGGAGCGGTTCACTAAGGGGCAGCGGTTGACGGCGGCGGGGCTGAACAGCCTGACTGAGGCCGTCGAATCCATCATGCGGCGAATGGCTGGTCAGCAGATTGTGCAGCCGTTAAACCTGCAAGTCATTCTGGGCGAAGACCTGTTGGCCGCCGTTGACACCCTGACCGATCCGAGCACAGCACAGGCAAACGTTCTCAGACGCAAGACCAACGGCGATCTGGAAATTACTTCGCGTTCAATCACGATCGTCAACAGGTTTGAGAATATCAGCGTTGACGCGGGGACATACGCGAAGGCCGAATGGATTGAAGGTGAGTGGCAGTTGTATGCTGCCGACTGCCCTGCCATGTCCGCGAGTGCCAGCGTTCCCGCTGGTGGTGGTGGTGGTTCAACACCTCCGGCGGAGAGTCTCTGATGTTGCTGGGATGTTGTCATTGCGGGCAGGAGGAATCGGTTCCGTCGGTGGCGTCTGGGTTTGTCCAGCCGTCCACGTGGTCAGAATCATTTCCGAGCACGAGCACCTTCCCGAACAGCACGGACTATTCCGGGGCGTATGGTTCCCCGTGTCCGTCGTGCTTGGGCGATGTCATGGCGGACGCCTACGGCATTGATCTGGGGCCGATGACGGAACACGCGCCGGGGATTTACAATCCGTCGTCTGACTGCATGAGCATGTTGAATGCGACACCGTACCGGGTGAATCCGCATATCTGGTTTGTGCCTACCCTGTACGAATACACCTGTCAGTTTTCGAATTCGCCACGCTATCCGGCAACGTCTGGTTTTCTGGGCTGTCTCGGGCGAAATGACGACGGCAGTTTGTACTGTGCTCCTGAGCCGTTGGTTCATATGTCATTCATTCAATCATCACCGCCAAACGCTCCTGTCACGTGGTCGATGGTTGTTCAGTTTCAATTCCAAAGCCCATGTTCACCAAACAACGAAGAACCGCAACCGCTTCAGAATGCGTTGTATGTCCGCTACGCGTTGCGTGCTCAAGAATTCAGATTCAAGTGCCTGAACGAAATCACACTGCCGTGGGAAACTGCGGGCGGAAATCAAATCAGACAAGATCCGGACAATCCGACGTTGTTTGAGCAGGGCGGCTATGCACCCGGCAACAACAATAGCTGGGAGCGACACCGCGGGACGTTTCCGGCATCCATTACGATCAGACCGTGGGGCACCTGATGGAAAAGTGCTGCTATCGTGCCGATGTCGGCAAGCCTGACGCGTTTGGCTGTTCACACCCGCGAATCAGGCACACCGGCACCGTACCCGCCGAAGTCTGCGAAGGCTGTTTGTTGCGGCGAGAGCCGTCGTTTTTCACGGCAACCGAGCAACTGTTGAACAGACCGCGGGGAGTGTACGCGCAGGCCCCAACATCCTGCGGCGGATGCGGCACCGTCAAACGACGCGACACCGCAACCCAATTCGTTTGGCCATA